ATGGTACGCACTATACTGCGCAGTGATGCCGTGAGTTATCCATGGTTGGCACCTGCTGGCACACGCCGTGGTGTGGTGGACAATGCTGAAGCCATTGGTTATATCAATGCTACCACAGGCGAGTTTATACAAACTGCTGTGGGGCAGGGCATACGTGATGTGTTATATGAAAACAACATCAATCCAATTACCTTTATTCCAGGCATTGGTATTACCAATTTTGGCAACAAAACACGTCAAGGACTGACCACAGCCCTGGATCGTATCAACGTTGCTAGATTGATTGTGTTCTTGCGTGGACGACTTGAAGAAATTGGCAAGCAATACCTGTTTGAACCCAATGATCAGATCACTCGCAATGAAATCAGCAACACCATCAACAGTCTGATGATTGATTTGATTGCCAAACGTGCCATTTATGACTATTTGGTTGTTTGCGATTTGAGCAACAACACACCTGCAAGAATTGACCGCAACGAGTTGTATGTGGACATTGCAATTGAACCAGTGAAGGCAGTGGAATTCATTTACATTCCATTGCGTATCAAGAACACTGGAGAAATTTCAGGCGTGGCAGCATGATGAAACAGGAGGCCTGATTTCAGGCCTCCACATCAGGTAAATAAACACAACAGGAGAAATAACAAATGGCAGTTTCATCATTACAGAGAATGACAGTACCCTTGGCCAGCGACCAAAGTTCAAGCACCCAAGGTCTGTTGATGCCCAAACTCAAATATCGCTTTAGAGTGATGTTTGAAAACTTTGGTGTGAGCACACCAAGAACCGAACTTACCAAACAGGTTGTGAACATTGCTAGACCCAATTTGACATTTGAAGAAATTGCATTGCCAATTTACAACTCAACATTGAAATTGGCAGGACGTCATGCCTGGGCAGATATCACATGCAGTCTGCGCGATGATGCATCAGGTGCTGTGAGCCGCCTGGTTGGTGAACAGTTGCAAAAGCAAATGGACTTCTTGGAAATGAGTTCAGCCGCATCTGGTATTGATTACAAGTTTACTACCAAAGTAGAAGTACTAGACGGTGGCAACGGTGCCAACGAACCAGTGGTGTTGGAAACCTGGGAACTGTACGGTTGTTATTTGAAAGCTGCCAACTACGGTGACCTCAACTACGGCTCAAACGAAGCAGCCACAATTGAAATGAGCATTGCTTATGACAACGCCAACCAAACACCTGAAGGCACTGGAGTTGGTACTGCAATTGGTAGAACTCTTGGTGATGTAGTAACAGGCGCAGGCCAGGCTGCTTAACACATGGCATTTGGACAAGACTTCCTCAAAGGAGTCACCCAAGGCGTAGACTTCAAGAGTTTTGGCAAACAGCTTGTTGGTGGATTCATTGGCAACAACGTCTTGCGTGATTATCAACACGCAAGTCGTACATTTACCACCAACGCTTTTGAACTCAAACCCAGATACAAGTTTCTCTTTCATGTGAGTTTTACATTGAATATTGCAGAGATTCCGTTCTTGAACAGTGTGTTCAGCAGTGATGACATAATGAATCTCAGTCTCACTGTAAAGACTATAGATCTGCCAAAATTTCAAATTGAGACAGACACACTGAATCAATACAATCGCAAAAGAATCATACAGAAAAAAATCAATTATGATCCTATCAATGTGACATTTCATGACACCAGCAATGACTTGAATCGCAAATTGTGGTACTACTACATGAGTTATTACTACAAAGATCCCACACAAAGATATCTAGACCCCAACAATACCAACGGCACCAATGGTGTGAGTTCATTGCGAACAGCCGGCTTTGGTTACAATGATCGAGACATTTATGACAGCCAACGCATTGGCAATGTCAACGACTGGGGCTATATTGGCGAAGCCTATAATGATGGCAACGCTGCCGGCACAACTGGCAAACCGGCCTTCTTTCGAGACATCAGAATCTACGGCATGGATCAACGCAAGTTTGCTGAATATGTGTTGATCAATCCCTTGATTACTTCCTGGGGTGGCGATCAATATGACTATACTCAAGGCAGTGGCATCATGCAAAACAACATGACCATTGCGTACGAAACTGTGAAATTTTATTCGGGTGCTGTGGGTCGAGCACAGTCAGGTGGCGACCCCAATGTACAAGGTTTTGCCGCAGACGCACACTATGACAAAACTGTGAGTCCCATTGCTAGACCTGGCGCCAACGCCACAGTGTTTGGTCAAGGTGGATTGTTGGATGCAGGTGCTGGCATTCTTGGTGATCTACAAAGCGGATCAGTTCTGGGCTATATTGGTGCTGCACAAAAAGCTGCTAGACTCAGCCGAACATTCAAAGGCAAAAATCTTGGCAGTATTGCTGCCAGTGAAGCAGTGGCCCTGGGAACTGAAACTCTCAAGCAAGGCTTGCCAGGTGCAGTACGTCAAGTGGCCAACAAGGCTGATGGTTGGTTGTTCCCCACACCCAAGACTGTGCCACAGTCTACGCCAGTCACTGGTCGAGGAGTGGACAACGCAGGAGCCAAAGCGACATTCAAATCATGAGCACCGTAAACTATACCAACCCCAACAAAGATCTCACAGTGAGACTGTTTGATCAATTCTACAGTTATGAAGTAGATGTGCCAGCCAATGAATATGACGTGGTTTTCAGTTACTTTTCTAGTGTGATGACCACTCGTCAAGCCGCAGGCAACTTTACCATGAGCCTGTTTAGAGTGGCACAAAACACAGGCATTCCTGCGCTGACACTGTTGAAAGAATTTCAAGGCCAGAATGGTGTAGACCTTAGCGCCAGTCTGGCCTATTATCTCAACAGTATTCGTAGCCGAGCCACCTTGCTGGGCGTAGGTACAGCAGTGACACCCAATTTGTATCAGGCCAGAAACGTACTGCAATGAGTCACTGGGCACAAGGTCCGTACACTGTGATCAATCGTGCCAAATATGTGGGCAACGGCACACCTCGTTATAGATCAGGTTGGGAACTCAGTTTCATGAAGTTTTGCGACACCAATGACAATGTGTTGCAGTGGGCAAGCGAGAGCATTGCTATCCCTTATCGTCATCCACTCACAGGCAAGATGACACAGTACATTCCAGATTTCTTGATCACTTATCGCACTCGTAACAACACTGTAAAGGCCGAGTTGATTGAAATCAAACCCAAAAAACAAAGTGTAATTGAGTCAAAAATGAGTAACAAGGACCGTGCCATTGTGGCAATTAATTACAGTAAATGGGATGCGGCCACCAAGTGGGCTAGAAACAACGGCTTGACTTTTAGAGTCATTACTGAGAACGATATGTTTCACAACGGCAAGTCTTGACCCATAAATAGGGCATGACTCGTAAACTTGAATCTTTATTTGACTTAAACCCTTCGGCAGCTGTGGAAGACGAATCCGCAACACAGCCTGCAGAAGACTTTCGTACCCAACTACAAACACTAGACGACAATATAGACAAAATTGACCAAGCCCTGCCCGGTGTGCGTGGCCTAGAAGCCAACGACGAAGAAATGGACGGCTTGGCTGACCTGGCCAAAAGCAGTTACAACGATCTCATGGATCTCGGTATGCAAGTTGATTCAAGATTTGCCAGTGAAATATTTTCAGTGGCCAGCAACATGTTGGGACATGCCATCACAGCAAAAACAGCCAAAATGGACAAAAAGCTCAAAATGATTGACTTGCAGTTGAAGAAAATGCGACTGGATCAACAACAAGCCATGATAGATGCCAAGGCCGCAGATGCTGGCACCGGCGAAGCTATGCAAACAGCACAGGGCATGGTGTTGAGTCGTAATGATCTACTGGAACGAATACTGGGCAAAGATCAAAATGACAAAAAAGAATAAATATGTTACAGGAACCTGATATGAAAAATTTTGCACATTACCTCGCCGAAAGCGAACGTACATACAACTATCGTATCAAAATGCTGGGCAAACCGTCCGGTGATTTGATTAGTCAGTTGAAAAAGAAGTTGGATCAATTTGATCCTGTAAAGATGGGTGATCCCAAGACCACCCCTATACAGGTGATCCCCACTGATTTTCCCAACAACAAAAATGACAGTGTCACAATGTTTGATGTCAGCTTCAAGTATCCAGCCAT